CTGTCATATTGCTTCCTGCTCATGAAGTTCTTTAAAGTGGATTTCACGCGCAAGCTGCTTTGGAAAATAACGCATCATCATGGACTGCCGCTTTAGCTCGACCAGCTCAGGGCTCTTGTCGCGTCCTCCCATTGCTTTAATGACAGCACTAATTGCTTTAGATGACCCTCGCTGCATGACGCCGAGTTTTTGTTTGCTGGGGTCAACTGTCTTCTTCTTGCTATTGTTGTCACCAAACTGCTCCAGCACTGGAGGTCCGAGCCCTGGACCTTCGGCCTCGGGAATAAAGTCACGAAAGCGCTTCAGTGAATCCTCGATCTCCTTATCCATGTCCGTGACAATTCCACCTGCCGTTACTGCAATTGCGGCTTCGAGTTGTGTTTCCAGGTCCGTCTTTCCTCGCGGGGCAATGGACGGTAAATCTTCAGGCCCGAATTCCTTTTTGAGTTTCTCAAAACCATCTGCTATGCCGACATACATTGGATCCCACGCACTCGCCCCCCACGTTTTTATTTTAAGAGCAACCTGAGCCAAAAACTCTCCGATGTTCTTCCCAAGATTATTCATTCCCTTCATCGTGAGCATAAATGCTAAGACGAATACGTTCTTCCAGTTGTTTCCAAACCATTTCAAAAGAGCAGGGATTACCGTCGTGAAGAGATGCGTCACATCGGCAGCAAACGTCTCAAGTGCCAGCATCACTGCAAACACAGCCAGTGTGCCCCATGCTCTCCAGTTATTGAAGACACTGCGGGCAACGGCCATTACCACGACGAGCCCCTCAAGGATCTGTGTGGAACTCATGTCCGCCACTCCTGTGAGGATTCCGATAGTGGCAGCAGCATCACTGAATACCTGGACAAACATTGACCCAAACGCACGAGTGGTTTCAATCAGCATTTCAATAATGGGCAGGTTGCTCTTAATGGCCTCCCTCAGTCTGATAGCCCCGTCTTTTAGAGACTTCAAAAAATTGGTTAACCCGAGGGTATTGGCAAGCACTTCGCCGAAGTCTCGCACCATGAGCCCGAGGGCATCCTTTGCCTGGTTAAATGCTCCAGTCAGGGTGTTTGCCTGGCGAGCCAGCATGTTATTCTTGCCAAGAGCAGTGATTGCTGTCATCACTGATGAAAACCCCACCTCACCTCTGGTAATCATCGCATCGAGTTCTTCGCCCGCATTTGGCCCCACAAGGCCAAACTGTTTTTTCAATTGTTTTCCCAGTCCGATGCCTCGACTTGAAAACTGGATCAGGTCGCGTTTCAAGAGCGTGCCTTCTTCCCTTGATGTCTGGAGCAACATCGCCATGTCCTGTAACGACACGTTGTCCATACCCGAAGAAATATTACCGAGGGTGATGACGAGATCCTTAATGTTCCGAGGGTCAAAACTCAGCATTAGTTTTTTTGCGGCTTGTGTCGTTTCCGCAATCGTAAGTGACGTGCTTTGTGCCAGATCCTCCATTTCTTTGAACAACGCATTTCCAGTCTGCGCACTGCCCGTAAGCACCTCGAACGAAATCCGCATCTGCTCAGTGTGAGCAGCCATTGATACAGCCTTGCCCGCCATTGCCGCGAGCCCAAGGCCAATGCCGGCCACGAGTCCTTTCGTCATGCTAAGGGTACGGTTCAGGTTTCCGAAGCTGGCGTTGAGACCCCTGCCGCCTCGCATTAAGCCGGTCTTACCAGCGCTGACACCAAGCACGGAAAGCTTTGCCGAAGCCGCCGTTAATCCGCGAGTGAACGAAGTGGCGTTAAGTCCAAGGTTAACAACTAGGTCGCGTCCTGCCATTAGCCCTGTTCTCCCATGCCCTCAAATTGAGCCTTCAGTCCATCCTGTGACAGGCCGGGGTCTATTTCTACCCACGGCGTAAAGTCACGTTCACTTAAATTCACCCCAGCAAACTTCGCTACGATGATTCCGATCATTCCCAGAATAACTCTCGTCTTCTCTTCGCCAATTGGCTCGATGGCATCTTTCGCACACCACTCCGTGAACTGCTGAGTTGACATACGGTCGAGCATTTGATCTACGTCGACAGTATGCTCGACATATTCGGCAAGACGCATCGCCACTAAACGTCTGGGGTTTCCTCGGAGTTTTTTACCGCGTCCTCTAGCTCATCTTTTGTCATCCCTGACAGCCTCTGAGCCACGATAACAATGCGTTCAATGATAGCGCTTGACTGCTTACCAAGCTGGGCAACGTCGTCGGCTGTGAAGATCCGCTTACCGCCTTCGTCACGGCAGCAAGCCACAACGATACGTTCACGACCTTCAGCGATCCGACTTTTCATCGCTTCCCCTTTACGTGAGACAAACTGCTGGTCGAACTGTGATCGTTCTTTAGCGGTCATCCCCGTTACGATAACACAGACCCCCTCTCCAAGTTCAGGAAGAGAAACAGTTTCCTGTTCCCGTTCCATTGGCTTGAGTAAGGCTTCTCTTGTCACGTAAGTAACAGTCACTCGTCATCTCCTTCGTCTTCATCATCTTCATCGTCCATCAGAGAAAGACCCTCTTTCTCCAGTTCAAGCAGTTCGTCCATTGCCTGACGAGCAACCTCAAGTTCAGGCTTTGACCGTTTCTTAGACACAGTCCTCTCACACTCGTCATCAACGGATACGGCGTTGCCCATCCGCACCTGCCAGTGTGCCTCTGGGTGTTCAAACTCCAGCCCAGCGGGGCAGATCCGAACACCCTCTTCGTTAACTGTGACCCACTCTTCGGGAGCGTCGTCTGCAGCAACCATGTCGCGTATCAGTCTAGCCTTCATTGTGCCGCCTTATGCAAAGGATGGGATGCCAGTGACTTCCATTGACAACGACGCCTTGAGCCCATCGTCCATTGCGATGGTTGCACCCATGTCCATACCGCTGGACGTAAACGTAGTCACACTGGCGTCCGTGTAAGTAATCGTGTGAACAATCTCAACAGGCGTTGTGATTGACGTGGTGTAAAACTGGTGGCCGGCCAATCCCGGATCGTAAAACAATTCCAGATCCACCGTTCCACCTTCTGCGTAGCCAGTCAACGGCTTTTCTTTTCCCACACCAGAATCCAACGCATTTCCATCATACGTCTCACTCTTAAAACCTGACGTGCTGATGCTGGTGATCTGCGCAACTACCGTGAGCATTGCACTGATCGTGGTTTTGAATATCGTTCCTTTTCCTGCGATCTTACTCATGCCGTTTTCTCCTTAGTGATCGTGGCAATCTGATTGTCGTCAATGGCTAAATCGCCTTTGACCACTAAATAGCCATGCGGCCCGTCGAACACAACAAGTGACGAAGGAACCAGCATGCGTACTTTTTTTACCTTAGCGAGAAGTTTTGCGGGAGCATTGCTTGTCCAAATCTGCCATAGGTGATTCTGTTTGTCGTAATCGATTTTCATGCTTGATAGAAGATATCGAAATCCAAGCCGACTGTGTGTGTGCCCTTATCTGATGCGTCCTGTGGTGGGCTGTATGCAGATGTCTCCTGCTGTAACACAACCGCATCAATCGTAAATGAACCAGCCGCTCCTGTGTAATCGTCAAGGAACTTTCTGACGGCAGAACCAAGAGTCTCTGCCTCAACGCCTCGGGAAGCCTGACAATCGATCCCAAATGAGACTCGCCTCAGGCTTCCCGTCCCGTCCAGTGAACCAAATTCTTCTGTGTCTAATAGCTCAATCACAATGTACGGAACCGTTGCTGTATCGGGCGCTTTTGTGATGTAAATGCTAGACGTGATTGTTGAAATCGTGCCTTCGCTTTTAAGTAGTGCTATGAGTCCTGTTTTCATCGCTTACTTTTCAGCCATTCTTTTTTTAGTCCTGATCTTATTTTCTGCTCAACAATCAATTGAGCCAGTTGCCCATACTGAGCCTCCACTCGCTGCACTAACCGGGGCTTCCTCATACGGCCCGTGAAAACTCCTGTTCGTGTGCGGCGTGGCCTTGTTCCTGCCAGATACCAGTGCAGATTACCGGCACCCATCCCCACGCCTTTTCTCCCAAAATCCCGAGGCTGTCTGGGGCGATCCACTGATCTCGCTCGCGGCTTTCCTACGCCTGAGCCAGCCTTGCCTTCAATTCCGCCCCTGTTCTTTGCACTCTTTGATACCTTAGCACTGGACCCCACTGCTTTTTTTGCTTCCCATAAACGCGACCTCCGTCGCTCCCCCTTCTTTATGACATACGCTTTACTTTTTCGGTTTGGCGGGTACGCGGGGATTCGCTTTCTTATTTCTTTGGCAAGCCTCACTACTCCTGCCTTTACTGCAGGTTTTAAAACCTTGTTCTTCTTCTTGCCTAAAGCCTCGACTCGCTTCATGAGTTTTTTCAAACGCACCTTGTCAAACTCATAAACGACACGCATCAGACCGCTTTCTTCGTCTGGATCTCCACCACCTCATGATTGAGGTCGATGTCGATCACGCTCATGACTTCATACGTCACCTCTTCGCTGACTAATCGCATGGCCGGCGTAGCTGCCGCAAGAGTCTTTGACCACGGGCACTTCCACACATGGCTGACCGTGGCATCCAGTTTGTCGACCTTCCAGAACTCCCTCCCCCCTTTTGACATTACCGAGGCATAGGAAATCACGTACTGCGACCAGTTACTGTCGTCTGTGTTGTCCACATGACCGTGACCGTCCTCAGTCGCACCAGATAGACTTTCGATCACCACCTTTCTGTTGTACTGAGCAATGCAGGCCATCTATGAAACGACCTTTCCGAATCCCGTCCATGCGAGTGTGTTAATCAGGTTGTCATACTTTCGGGTATCGCCATCGCAATCCCCCCAGTGCATACGACACCATTCGATGATCGCCAGCTTGGCTTCCACGGGAACACTGGCAGCAGCAACCCCTGCCACGAACGTGACGGTCACTGCCTTCGGGTATTCTGGTTCCGTGTCTTCCCAGTCTTGATTCTCCAGCAGCATGATCCGTGCAGGGGCACTGGTGAGGTCCGTCGCGTACAGCGATGAGCTAAACGTCTGAGACGCCACATCCTCATCGATGTACGTCACAGACGTGATGCTCGTCACAGGTAGCTGACGGATCTCAATCGTCCTGCCGGACGGAAACGCATCCATGTACAACGCCACGGTTTGAGTGACGAGTTTCCGCATTGAATCATGCTCGACCTGCTTACGTGCCGCTTTGCGCAGGTCGGTTAATTCAGTGTCGAAATCACACGTTGTCACCCGCAAGCGATCCTTTAAACCCCGTAGGGTTATCGGTTCAATTGCCGGCTCACTTGTCACGTCATAGTAGGCGTTGAGTCCGTGCATTATTAACCCTGCTGCAGACTGGTGTTTCTAATATGGAGTTCCAGATTAGATGTCGTGATAGCGTGCCCGAGAAACGAACAGTAATCACTCGTAGCTGAGTCTCCGCTCGCACTGATGGCACCTGTTACAGACAGCATGTACTGGATGCCAACGGTCAGGATCGCACCAAATCCAACAACAGCAGTGTCCAGAGCAATAACGACTGGATGCCCGGTAGTGGCGTCGTTAAGCGCGATGCCAAGAACCGTGTCCTTTGTGGCGTCGTTGTTTGTCGCCACACCACAAGTCGTGGTCGTGACGGTGTAAATACAGTCTCCTGCCGTGACTGTTTCCGCTGCGTCCAGAGTCTTTTTCGGCCCCGAGACCCAGTCAATGTTGGCTACTGTTATCGTTAAGTCGGCCATTTTTCTTTCCCTTTCGTTTGTGATTTACTTGAGGCGGTTCAGGCACCACCCATTCAGCAATATTGCTATCAACGAGCGTTTGCTTTATGCCGTGCCGAAGCGCGGTGTTACGTTCGCCTGCTACGTGTCCTTGCCAGCCCCGAACGAACTGGATTATTTTTGGTTTAGATGTTTCTCTCGCCATTCGTGAATGTATTCGTGTTGAGGTTGAAGATGCTCGTCGAAGCATGCCACCGTTTCTTCCAGATGGCCGATGCTCACACGAGGCGTAACGTAGATTTGCTTCCCTGCGAGGCGCATCTGATGCCAGAACCAGATATCGTCGTCGAGTCGCCCCTCGCCATACTCGCCGTCGCTGTCAGGCTGAGAAAAGAACCACGGCTTCGGAACTTCCTTGAGTGCGTCCACGCGAATCAGCGTGAGACCGAAGTGCATGGTCGTCACGCGAATCGGATCGAGTGAACTGCACTCGATCTTGTCCGTTCCGCCAACGGTCATTAGAGGAAATGGTTTCCCACGTCTGCACTGCAGGGCGGCCATGGCATCCGCTTCGGGATGGTTGCCGAATTCGTCGAGCAGGTCGCTGACGTGTTGCGTGTTGAATAGTGAGTCTGAATCAATGCTCAGGATCCAATCAACGCCAGCCTCAACTGCTTCGTTGAACATCCGTTGGCAGCATTGGCCCCAGAAGACCCCCTGCGACGTGGCGAGCCCAATACCGAGCGGACGCAGTGCAGACTCAGCGATGGACCTTGCAGCCACTGCCTCGTACCGTGGCAGCGTCATGTAGGCTGCGATCTTCACGTCCTGCATCTTTTCGAGAGGCGAGTTCGCCTCCACTGGGTCGCCCGGCTTGAAGCCTTCAAGGTTCAGGCTGATCGGCAGAACTGAGGTGTCCCGGCCATCGGACTCCCACTCTTCAATGTGTTCCAGCCCCACATGTCGCAACGTAGCGTTCAGGCGGGCCTTGTCGTACGCTGACTTGTGGTAATCGTTCTCGTCACTCTGCCCGCCC